TACTAAAAGAGGCCCTGAAACCAATCCGGGATACTGGGTAAGAATAGATACTTGTGGTAAAAGACTATCTTCTTGTAGACGTAGATTTCAAGGTAGAAGAGATGTAATTATATCGAACAATCTTGGATTCGGCGATTCTGTGCCAGACAATGACCAGTATTTAAACTCAGCTAAAGTTTTGCCTTTCGGAGGCTTTCCAGGTGCGAAGAAATTTAAGTAATACTATTAAAGATCATTTTACAAAAAATGAACCAAAAGAAGCCTGCGGAGTTTTAGTTAATAGTAATAGTAAAGTAAAATTTATTGGATGTAAAAATATTTCTCCTAACTTGCAAGACTTTGCCTTTTGTCCCGACGAATATATAAAAATATTACTAAATAATGAGATATTAGGAATTGTTCATAATCATGTGCAGGAGAAAAACACACCTTCAGAGTATGATATAGATAATTGCAATGCTCTTGCAAAACCTTATTATATTTATAGTTATCCGGATATGAAATTAAATATCCTACTACCAAAAATGGAGTTAAAAGAGGTAAACAAATGAGAAGAGTTATTTTAGAAGGAGAGCTTGGAGAAAAATTCGGCAAGGAGCGCATGCTGAATGTTAAATCTTTTCGAGATATAATAAAATGTTTTCAAGCAAACTTTGACAACTTTAACGATTATTTACTAGACTGTGATAAAAAACAGATAATGTTTATTTGTAGAGTAAATGGAGTAGCAGTTGATGAAAATGAGTTAATAATGAATTATCCAAATGGAGATTTTGTTATAACTCCTGTTCCGGCGGGTGCTCTTTCTTTAGGCGGGCTTTTTAAAGCAATTGTAGGAATTGTTTTAGTAGTTGTGGGAATTATAACTATGAATCCAAAAATGATTATTCAAGGTATTGGCTTGTTTATTTCGGGAGTACAAGATATGCTTGCACAAGACCCTTCCGTAGATGAACGAACAACTAGTCCAGATTATCTCTATGGAGGAACAGAACAACTAGTTAGAGAAAGAGACCCTATCCCTCTTTGTTATGGAAGAATGCGAATTCCAGCAAGACCTATAAGTTTCGAAACTCGACAAGAACTTACAAGTATATATTCTCACTATGGAAACCAATACAAAACAGATGGAGATAATACTCGTCGTGGCGGTGGCTATGGAACTCGTGTTGGCGGAAACTACGTAACTAGGTAATAAATTATGGCGAAAGTAAACAATCTTACTCCAAACTCTCCCGGACTACAAGGTATTGGTACTTTTGCTGGAGGAGAGGCACAACATATTTCAGTTACAGATGCCCTTTGTGAAGGCCCTATTTGGGGTCTTGTAGAAGGCGCTGCTTCTGTCTATTTCGACAATTCTCCGGTAGAACATTCTAGACTAGTAACTTATCAACCTGATATAGCAGGTGCAGGAATAACCTTTGACGGTACTACAAATGTAGGTGTAGTTGATGACGGTGTGACTCTTCCGGAAGATACGGGCACTGGTACCCGTATGATCATTGTAGAAGATTATGAACAACTTAATGTACTTATTGGAGGTATTACCGAACTCGCAGACGAAGGTTATAGTTTTTCTTTAAGTGGTACAAATTTATCCGCAACAGATCATAATACTACGTACAATCCCCCTACACTAGAAAGATACGCTACTCTTATTATTACTTTAGGCAACCCTTTTGGCCAGAATTTTAAAGTATTAAGTATGGCGGGAGATCATGCTGTAAATTCAAGTACAACTTCTACTTTTATTACTAGAGAAAATCCTTTTTTAACGGGGTCCAAAGAAGAGCTCGATGAGGCTATTGCAGCAGGAACAGTAGTATCTGGAACTGTATATTTAACCGAAAAATATCAAATAGAAGAAGTAGATCCTGTAAATAATACTGTAACTATAACAGGAATACCCCCTGCTGGTTTTTCACTTTTTAGTTTTACGGGAGTTAGTAATTTTAATTCTCTTCCTGGAGTTACAGGGGGCACTACTACTTTTGATCCTAATCAGCCCGTAGGAAAAATAGATAATTTATATGTACAACAAGTAGTAGGTTCTATAGATCAGCCTCCTCTTGCTCAGGTTGGTAACGTTGGGGGTTCTATTGCACTTGCTGGAACATTAGCTGCCGATAATGCTGAATTAAAGCAAATAGCTGTTGGTAATTCAGAAGGGTTGCCTGTTATTGATGCATTTCCTGCTAATGATCCAGAGCTCGATGTAGCCGTAACTTCATCTCCGCTTGCAGCTGTTGATTTCGGCTTAGATAGTCTTGCTAGAATTAAAAATGCTGATACTATATCTTTCGATATAGTTTATAATAGTGGATTCAATGTATATGGGGGTAATGATGATATTACATACCATGATTGCTATGCTTTTTATGGCTGTAAAATTACTTTCAAAGAAGATACAGGTAGTGGTCTTGTAGATAAACATACTGTAGATGTTTGGCCAAATTATATTGTACATAGAGGGCGTAGAACAGGTCCGTTAGTATTTACTCATATTATTAATATAAAACAATATAGAGAAGCTTACGGAACTTTTGATGATTTTACAGTAAAAGTTTGGAGACTTACAAGACAGAAAGGACTTCCTGTTGGACCAAACGGTGGGAATGGCGGTAAAAGTGACAAAAATAAGTGGACTATGCAGGCCACCTCTGCACTTGCTAATCCAGGTGCTACAATAGAAGATAACTTATCTTATCCTTATACTGCCATTATAAGCACTGCTTTTAATTCTAGACAGTTTAAGGAAACTCCAAAAAGAAGTTACGATGTTCGTGGAAAAAAAGTAAGAATTCCTACAACATACACACCACGTGAGTATTCAAGCACCGGCCTTGCTCAGTATAGTGATTTCTGGGATGGTAGCTTTATTAATGATGTATACACTGATAATCCAGCATGGATATTTTATGATTTGGTAACTGACAGAAGATATGGGGCCGGAAAGTGGATTGAAGAGGGTGATGTAGACATCTATAATTTGTATAGAATTTCAAAATATTGTGACGAACTTGTTCCCGGTAGTGGCGTACAAACAGCTAATAAATGGCAAGCTTTAGAATTTTATGAAATAAAAGATACAGGTACTTTTACTGCCGCTGAGTGGAATACTATGACGGCTACTACGAATGGTACTCCTGCTGTAGGGGACATTATTCGTATAGTTAAACCTCCAACTGAAGTTAACCTTTCATTAAATCCTGCAAAAGCAATAAGGTATGAGCCAAGATTTAGGATGAATCTGTATCTAAGTAGAGCCGAAGCAGTCTATAAAGTACTAAAAGATATGGCGAGCCACTTTACGTCCATTTTGTACTTCATGGATGCACAAGTTACTCTGCTTCAAGATTCGCCTCAAGAGCCTGTATATACATTCAATAAAAGTAATGTAATAAATGGTAAATTTACATATGAAAGTAGCCCTTCGAAAACTCGAGCAAACCAAATAATTGTTCAATGGAATGATCCTAAGTCTAATTATGAAATAGTACCTTTAGTATTAGAAGATCCTTCTAATATTGTAAAAGTTGGAAAAACAATTACAAAAGAAGTTGTTGCTTTCGGGTGTACTCATGAAAGTCAAGCTTTGCGATATGCTCGATGGAAGCTATGGACGGGCCTAAATCAAACACGCTCAGTTAATTTTGAAACTGCTCTTCAGGGTATATACATTAAACCTGGCGATATTATAAATATACAAGATGCAGATCGCTATGGTGTAATGAAAAGTGGACGTATTGGAGCAAATCTTGCAACTACAGATACTGTTATTCCCTTAGATAGATATGTAGATTTTCAAGCAGGGCATACTTATAAAATTAGTCTAATGCATGCTCTTCCCGGCGCTATTTATGTGGGCTATGAAGATACGGTAACAATAGCAGGAAGTAGTACTTACAAGAAAGGGGAATACATTCCCGAAGCTTATGTTAAATCAGGCGCAACCTATACTCTACAAGATCTAGATACAGAAGCAAAAGCAAGTAATGCTTTTATAGATGCGGCGGGCACTAAACCTCTTTCTGTAGTATGGAAGAAATATACTCATGTAGACGAGTACGATATTGTAAATCCAGGTACAGGACCATATAATAGTGTTACTTTAAATGCAACTCTTAATCATGAAGTTTTAGCAGGAAGTCCTTGGACTTTAAGACAAGAGTCTTTTGGTGTAAATGTTTTAGGCTCTAAAAAACTTTATAAAGTATTGAGCGTAAAAGAAAATGCTGCAAATCTTTTTGGAATTACTGCAGTAGAACACTACAATGAAAAGTTTACTGCCGTAGACACAGATTATGATCTAGGAGTTATTCCTCCTAGTATTTATGAAGAGCAAGAGCCTGAAGTAATTCCTCCTCCTCGAAATATTACAGTTTTGGCAGAAGGAACTCGAATTCCTGATGACGGAGACTACTCTAAGTTTAGTGTTACTTGGGATCCTCCTATAAAAGTAGACCCTAACACTCAAGAAGTCACTCCCGGGGCTGACTTTGTTGCAGGCTATGAAGTTGTAGCAGGACCAAATCTATTTCCTTCAGGAGTATACTCTACTACAACTTCTGAAACAAATATATCTTTTGTAGATGTTGCCTATGGAAACTATGTTGTAAGAGTAAGAACTGTCTCGCCCAACAAAAACTACTCGGAATGGGTAGGAGTTAATATTGACTATAATGATAGGCAGATAGGCACTCAAGATATAGAAAGAATTCATGGTATTCCCAAATGGGCCTACTCAAATGTTACCGGAGGAATAAAAAATAGTAGTACAACTTATCAAAGTACGGATGAGTTTTACAACTTTAATGGAGTCTGGCACGGAGTATATGATAGAGAATCAGATACTTTTACTCAGCAACAACCAGATGCAGATGAATTTATGATACGACAGTACGCAGGCCCTCGTAGGCATCGTTGGATTTACATCTGGGCAGGAGAAGTTATAGAAGAATTGTGGCTTGAACCAACCGATACTCCTCCTACTTTTGAAAGGGCTGGACAAACATATGAATTAGGAAGTTTACAGTTAGCTAACCAAACCGGTAACAGTGTTGTGTGGTTATACAATTACTATGCTATCAAAGGCGAGTCTACTATTGGTATTGAAGGGTCTGAAGTTTGGACATTTGATTCTTTTCCAGCAGAACTTTCTAGCTATGGCAATCCTGGTGAATCTGTTACTATTACCGAAGCTTCTGGAAATGGAGTTGTAGATTTAAGTGGAATACCAGATGGGGATGAAAGAGAGTTATATATAGTTTTTGACGAAAGTGTTCCAAAGATATTTTTGGGTCAATTTGATAGAGATAGTCATGCAGGTGTTGGACCGGGAATATGGAGAGATATTGGAGATGGAAGCGGTGGAATGGATTTAGCGTATGAGTTAATTACTGGAACCGCGACTCTAACAGCACAAACTCAAAAACTAATAGGAACGGGCACTTTATTTACTACTGAGGTCGTAGTGGGTGATAAAATTTCATTAAGCAATGCAACTTCTGCAGCAAATATTTCTTCAAATGGAGTAAGTAATGCAGCAAAAGTTCTAAATGTTATTTCAGATACTGAGCTAGAACTTGATCGATCTTTCCCTGAAGGAATAAATCTTACTCGAATTTATAGAAATATTTATAGACCAGATTATCAAAAAGACGCAGTAATTGCTAGTATAGATAGGACTTAATATGACTACTCCTACAAATCCAATTATAACACAGATTTGGCTTAATACCAGTCCTTACAATGGTAACGCAAGTGTTGGGGGCGGCGGAGCCGGTGGCGGAGATTCCAGCGCAGATACAAATGCGTTTTATACGGTTGAAAATGCACTAAATCAAGGGGTAGCACTTTATACTGAAAGCGCAGGAATAACAATTCTTGGAGCTGGTAGAATACGTGGAGGAAAAACTGACTACGATGTTGGCCAAGGTTTCTGGTTCGGAAATGACGATGGGTACCATAAAGTAGCTATTGGTGACCCTGCTGGAGATACTTTTAACTGGGACGGCCTAGAAATTAACTCTAAGATGAATAACTTAGAGCTTCGTGGCTGGCTTCGTGGTCCGGCAGAATTTGTTATTGACCCTGCTGTACATGATGATAATACTGGACAAGTAATAATAAAAGGTAATTTAGATGTAGCTGGAGGAACAATCTCTGGCCCAGATACTATTACTATTGATCCTGCAACTGTAGGTGACAACTCAGGATTAGTAGTAATTGCAGGAAACTTACAAGTAGACGGAACAACAACTACAATTAACAGTACGGAAATGACTGTTGATGATATTAATATTGTTATCGGAGACGGAGCACCAAATGCAGCAGCCGCAGATGGAGGTGGAATTACTCTTGATGGTGCAAATGCTACCATTATTTATACTGCTTCAGATGATAAGTGGAACCTGAATAAGAGTCTAAAAGTAGATGGAGATATTGAAGCAACAGGGCAACTAAAAGGACAAACATTAGATATAGGAGATCCTGCTCCTAAAATGACTGTTGCTGCAAATGGAAATATCGACACAGACGGAACTTTAAATGTTGACGGAGCCACTACTTTAAATAGCACTTTGGATGTAGACGGTGCCACAAGTTTAAATGATACTTTAGATGTATATGGAGTAGCTCATTTTCATTCTCATGTTACTGTAGAAGGAGGTACTACACTTAACGGAAATATAATTCTTGGGGATCAAACCGCAGATACTATCTATATAAATGCAGAAATAGCAGGACACTTAATACCAGACGTAGATAATACAGGCGATATTGGCTCGAGTGCAAAACAGTGGAGAAATCTATATATAGACGGCACTGGCTATATAGATAGCATTGTTGGCGACGATCTAAATATTGGAAACGGTAATTTTACTGTAGATTCAGATGGCAACGTTACTGCAGCCTCTATTGATATTGGAACTAATTTCAATGTTGATGAAGACGGAAATATTACTGCAAACTCTATTGATACAGGTGAAGGCGGTATTGACGAAAACGGTAATATAACAGGAGTTAGTCTAGACTTAGGAGCTACTCAAGGTTATATACTAAAACAAGTTAATGCAACAGGCCCCTTGAGCGAAGTAGACCATGTAATATCAGAATTAAATAATGTATCTAATACAGCCCCTACAAACGATCAAATACTTCAGTATAAGTCAGCAAGTGGAGAGTATGAGCCGGTAACATTCATACCTGTAATGGCTACTACGGACTTAACAGATGTATCAAATACTACAGCCACTGATGATCAAATATTACAATATAATTCTTCAACTAGTAAATACGAGCCCGTAGATCTAGACATTTCTCTTTTAATTGATGTAAATATTACAGACCCTGCTGACGGTCACATTCTTGTTTATCAAGAACCAGAAGATGAATGGCAGAATAAAACTAAAACAGGTGCAGGATTTGCAGCAATTGCAGAATCTGGGTCTTGGGCGGATCTAAGTAATACTCCTACTACTCTTGCAGGCTATAACATAGGATTACTTAGCGGTACTGATATAAAAACAGTAAATAATAATTCTTTAGTAGGGGCAGGAAATGTCACTATTGACGCATCAAGTTTAGCAATAGCTTTAAACGATCTTACTGACGTAGGAACAAGTAGCTCAAATATACTTCAAGACGGGGAAGTCTTGATGTGGGATACGGGCGTAGGAACGGGGCAATGGACAAATCAATTCGTAGACTTTAGTGATTTAGGAAGTACTCCTACTACTTTGGCAGGGTATGGTATTACAGATGCTTATACAAAAACTGAGGTTAATAATCTTATTCCTGCTGGATATACAGATTCAGATGTAGATAGTCATCTAAATAGAAGTAGTGCTTATATTGCGTCTTTTTTAATGTGGAATGGATCAGACTACACTTGGCAAAATCCGTCAACAGCAGCCCCTGGCCCCTTAGGTAGTTTGAGTGATGTTTCTAGTACTGTAACTTCCGGCGCTAGTGATGAGGATCTTTTAGTATATAATAATACAAATGGTGAATGGGAAAGTATTCCATTTGGTAATTTTTCAATAGGAGATTTAAGTGATGTCAGCTCAACTACTCCAAATAGTGGGGATTTTCTTACCTATAGTACCACTGCTAATGCTTGGGTTCCTAGCGCATTTGTACTATTAAACTTTAATGTAGGAGATTTAGGAGACGTTACTAATACAAGCCCTTCTACAGGTCAAGTGCTTCGGTACAATGGCACAAATTATGTAAACTCTCAACTGTCCTATAATGATTTAAGTAACCTTCCTACTATACCGGCTGCATACACAGACTCCGATGTTGATAGTCACTTAAAAATAAACTCAGCAGCAACAAATCAAGTTCTTAGTTGGACCGGAACAGACTATGGGTGGGTAGATGCTGATCAAGTAGCGGGCGCAGTAGAACAACTAAATGATTTAACAGATGTTTCAATAACAACTCTTTCTGATGGTCTATTCTTACGCTATAGTAGTACAAATACTCAGTGGGAAACAGGAACGGTAGCGTTTAGTGATATTCAATCCAAGCCTACGACCTTAGCAGGGTATGGTATTACAGATGCTTTTTCGGGCTCTTGGAACGACTTAGCAGATAAGCCTAGTTTTGCAGAAGATTTAGGAGATTTAGGAGACGTTACTACAACAGGAGTTACTGACGGTAAAATTTTAAAATATGATGGGAATGCAACTCCTCCTGTTTGGAAGCCAGATGGTTTAACTATTGGAGAGCTCGATAATGTAAACTCTGATGTAGATGCTCCTACAGGAACAGTACTAAGTTTAGGGGGCAGCCCAGAAGTTTTAGCCTATGATAGCGGCGCAAGTGAATGGGTTTCAACTCCTTTAGAGTTAGATGATCTTTATGGGATTAGCTCTCCTGCGTCAAATAGTTTAACCGCAGGGTATGCTTTAGTTACAAACTCTACTACCGACCCCGAAACCTATTCTTGGTCAGAAATAGGTGAGTACGAAGAAGGTACTTGGACAGTTCAGGTGGCAGATGCAGGTACTGGGGGAAATAGTGCAAGTGCTAACTATACTACTGGTGAATATACAAAAATAGGAAGACAAGTTACAATTAGCTGTCCTGTTCAGCAAATAAATACTTCAGGACTTACAAGTACTAATGATATTTTTATAAGAAATCTACCCTTTAGTATTTCAAACGCTCAAGTCCATGTTCCCACAGCGGCGGTAAATGCTACTGTTTTAAAACGACAGCTAGAGGGTCTTTATGCATTAGGAATGCCGGGAACTTCTTATATTCAAGTATATGCAAATGCATTCTCTTCTAGTGGCAGTAATTATTATGATACTAGCGTAAAAGTATCAGATATTGCAAGTGGAAATACAAACTTAAGATTTACAATGGTTTATTTTAGTGATGACTAAGGAGGAAAAATGTCTTTAACAAAAGAAATAACTACAGATAGAATACAAATTATTCATAATACGGATATGGACGGGTCTCCTATAACACTTGTATCAGTTCGTCAGCAAATAAAAATTTTAGAAGACGGCAATCTTATATCATCAAAATATAATAGATACATGATTACTGAAGGACAAGATTATTCTGCCGAGGATATACAAGTACGTGGTGTATGCGACATTGCATTTTCTTAACTACTAATACCCTTACAAAAAATATATCTTGACAAGGCAGGTATGCTTTGTTATAATCATACCATAGAATATTTAAAAAAAGCCTTCT